CATTGCGCTGCTCCAATATTCCGCGCCGCAGAAAGATTAAAACCTTTAGCTTCAACCATTATCCCGATAGCATTGTTTTTAGCCCATCTGTAAGCTAATATATCTCCATAGGCAACAATTATAACCCTTATATCTTTACGCTCTCCTATCGCCTTTAATAGCGTTACATAAGATTTGCGTAAATGCGGCAATCTATCTTTGCAAGTAATTACAATATCTATCATTTTACTACTAAAATTCCAATGCCGCCCCATGCGCCATCGCCATCAATTATTTCGTATGCTTCAAACCTTTCATCTTTATTAATTTCATCCCAAAATAAATCCACTCTGCAAAATAATTCTCGGTGCAATGGCGTATCTAAAATATCATGGAATGCAATTATACCGCCTTTGCGAACTAATTTATGATATAAATTAAAATCTGCTTTTACACCTTCATACGAATGGTCACCATCTATCATTAAAAAATCAATCTTTGTATTTTTACCGCCAATTCCTTCTTTTAATACCGGAAATGCTTCTTGACTATCTTCAATTATGTAAGTTACACCTTCCAATCCCGAACGCTCTTCTAAATCAATTGAAAAAACTTGTTCAAATATTTCTTTATAAGCATACAAACATCCGCCATCGTAGCTGCCTATTTCAACTGCAATTTTTTTACTTGTCATATCATCCAAAAAGATTAATAATTTTTCAAATTCTTTTGGATGCTGCTGCGCTTTATTTTCTAAAGCTAATTTTACTAATTTTTTCATTTTTAAATTGTTCTATGGTGGTTAAAATATGCGTTTCCTTTTCTACCCCATTGACATGGAGATGCTTTTAATTTTATGTCTGCTTCAACTGCTAAATTTGTTAAAATAGATTGGTCATGTCTATGCTCTTTAAATTTAGAAATTTGTATTTGTTCATCATACTCATCATTAACAAGCGAAAGATTTGAACAAGCAAGAAAATAATCAGTTAAAAAAGTTTGAGTAGCTTCCGTATTTTTATAAATTTGAATAGCTGCATTGGCTTGCAATTGGTCTAAAGGAGAATATATTTTCATTCCATAATAACATTCTGCTTTGCAATATTCGTGATGCGATTGACCATTATTATAAAGAATAATATCTTGTTTGGTGTCAATTAACTCTAAAGGATTTTTTAAGACCTCAATTGTCGCATCTAAATAAATTACATAATCATCTGCTTGCATTTCATTTAATGTCTTTATAATTAAATAAGGCTTCCAAAGCCACCAACCAAATCCTCTGCTATTAAAAAAATGTTCCGGATATAATTGTAATAATTCAAGAAGATTAAACTCATTATAAGTTATAACGCTTGCATAGTCCTGCGCCGATGCACGAAGTCTATTCATTGCATTGGTATATTCTTTTGTTCCAAAGGTTATTATTTTAGGCATTTGCTTCTAATGTAATTAAATATATTTAACTCATTGAAATAAAAATCTTTTTGTTCTTGAATTAAGATTGCACCATCGCCTAAAGCAAATAATTCAATAAGTGCAGTTAAATTATTAATTGTATTTTCTTTTATTGCACGATAAGGAATTGGAATTGCATCGCAAATAATAATATCCCAAAACTTTTCTGATACATAAAAATCTTGTTCGCAATTTTCAATACAAATCGAAGTATGATAATCTAACAATCCTTGACTTTTATTTTCAATTGCACCTTTCCATCTGCTATCAAATACATTCCAATCTTTACCATAAATATCAATTGGTAAATTAGTATCTAAAATTTGATGCACCAAATTATTTCTAAATTCGTATAAAGTTCCATCTTGTGGCTCATGATGCGCAACAATAAAGCTGCACGGTTTTGTTTTTTCTACTTTTAAATTAATTGCATCTTCATAATCTAATCCCGTCCAATTAAACATCATTGGTAATTGGTTATTTGTTGGCGAAATAAACTCTGCGCATTTGTTATTCCAATCCACAAAATTTTTACTCCATGTTGGCTCTTGCGATAACACAAATATATTTTCTTTACTTACTTTAATATCGCCATCCCAAGTATTAAAAATAAATAACTTGTCATAACTATCATCAAAAACAAATTCAAAGTTAATTGCAAATTCTTTTGGTGCAAATTGCCTAATGACCTCACTTGTCAATCTTTTACTATCAGCGTAATTGCTGACTAATCTAACTTTTAGCATAAATGTTTAATATTAATTTTTTTAACTGCGCAGTAAGTTGCAAAAAATCTTTCGCAAATAAATGAGTGCATAGGATAATAAGGCACGCCGGTAACATTTTGTAATTTTGTTCTATTTAATGAAAAAGATTTATATTTTGTATCTGCATACAACTTTTCTTGCAACCAAATATCATCATAATCCGACATAATTTCTATTAAAGGCTGCAACCAAGTTTTAACATAATCTTCATAAATATCAGATTTGGTTAAATGTGCGTTTTGATATATTGTAGGAGTATTTATTTGGCTTATTTTAACGCCATTAAAGCGATTAAAAATATATTGAGCAACTTCTATTATGCCGCTATGCCATTGCTCTGCTACGCGCCATACATTTGGCTGCGTATGCGCTTTATAAAAGGTGTATGTTTCCATATTTGGAAACTTTTCTATATCATTAAAAAGGTTTTTTAACCAATATGAATTCTTTTTTTCGAATTGCCACGAAAAGATACCAAAATAATCGCAATCTTTATGCGCATCTGCGGTAATTAAATCTAAAATGATATGATTTTCAAATGCAGGTTGTTTGGGTTTACCATCATACCATGTATTGTCATAAGGTATAGCAAAATCATTTAGGTGTTTTTTGCTATTATCATCAAAATATATTTGATATACTATTGTTTTTGCAGCCATCTCCATGCCTTTGCGTAACAACTTCCGCATCCAACAATTAATTTATTGCCGGTCTGCTTGCGATAGGTATCAAATAAGATTTGCCAATTTGGATTATTCTTTGCAAGCTGCATTCCGCCATTACTTACAAAATAATTTTTTAATTCTTGGATATCCATTGATTAAATGGATGCGGCTTTTCCCCCAAATTTTTTTTTAATATTAATTTATAACCGCATCCGAAACAAATGTAATAATAAATATTTAAAAGCAAAATTTTTATAAAAAAAAGAGGGGCTCATGCCCCCCATTTCCGTATTGCTACTTTTCCGCCTTCAGCACTTCCATCCTTCGATGCTTATGCTCCGTTGCCTTTACTCCGCAATCCCAAGTTATATTCCTCTATAATGTCTTAACTTCTTGTCTGCCAAAGACGGCCTACATATTAAAACTTCTTTCCTTGAAACTACTTCTCTGCGAAATATTTTTATTAAACTAATTTACTTTCTAAGTATGCTTTTGTTGCCGCATAACTTGTTACAAAGAAATCAGGTGCTAACAATTGTTCGCCACCATTAGGTTGTGATAATGTGATATTAAACGCATTGTCATCCCCAATTAAAACACCTGTTGCTTTTGTCAATGCAGTCAATTCAAGACCTGCAGTTTCGCCATACAATTCAAATGTACCATTAGTCTTCTCAATTACCGCAAATAAATCATCTAACAACTTTAAATTATCCCAAACATTTTTAGCGTCTTGGGTTTGTTGTTGGAATTTACCGGTAATAGTTTGAGTAAATGACTTAATGTTATTTTCTCCTGTAACTAATTCCTGAGATGCACCTGCACTTTTAGTCTTTGCACAAAACTTGTACAAATAATTGTAAGGTTGCAAATCAATTGCAGTAACAACACCCTCGCTATCCTTAGTAAAACCACTACCGGTTAAATCCGATAGTGATCCTACATATATATTTTTTGCTTTAATACCACCAACCGATTGTAAATCTTCACAGGTTGCACAAGCTAATCCACTTACTATTCCACAAGGCATATTATTATCTCCTATTTTTTAAGTTAAAAATTATGATAATGCAATTGCAGTCAATTCGCCATATACATATTGAGTTCCCATTTTAAACTCAGCATCGATGTAGTTCATCTTATCTTGTTTAACATAGTAGAAATCTAATGTATTAGTATCAGAGATTGCATCAGTACCAATTACTAAGTTTTGGTTGTAAGTATATACTGCACGATGAGTGTGATTCAAGTTGTTTGCAGAAATAATTTGTGACCATCTTGATTTCTTGTAAACCGGAATACCTCTGAACAATAATACTCTTGCACCTTGCTCAACCATATCCCATGATTTATCTCCACAACAAGCATCTTCTCTGCATGTTAAGTAGTTATTGTATAACTCACGAGTTAAAGCGAAATACTTATCGCCTTCAGGCATTTGGTCTAACAAATCAGAAGCACCTTCGTATAAGCTTCTTAATGTATCCAAAGCAGTACAATCAGCTAATGTTGCAGGGATAGTTAATTTCTCAATATCGTATGCGTTAGCACCTTGAATTAAACGACTCCAAATACCATTACATGAAGCCAATGTGTCATTTGATGAATTTACATCGCCAAACCAAGCAATATCGTAAACATCTAAACGCAAAGCGTTAGTTACTTTATCTAAGATATAAGCCTCAACATCAGTACCTACTAAATCAGTAATTGCATTTCCTGTTCTTAACCATTCTTCCATGAAAGTATTTGCTAAGTTTTTAGCACATTGGTTAAGGTTTACTTTTAAATCGCATAATACGATTTCTTTAGCGTAAACATCAATTACATCTCCTGCTACATCACGACCGCAACCTTCAGATGGTCTAACCACTCCTGAAAGGATAGTGTCTAATGCTAATTGTCTTTTAGATTTAATATCTAATATAATTCTGAATTCCGTTGTTAATTCAGGTGTGTTGAATGTTGGTATAATCAACACTTCGTTCGCTTGTTGTCCTGCCCAAGCTACATCTACATTTAATACATCTGCCATGTTTTCTATTTTTTTTTAATTATTAAAGTCCTAATTGTTTTTTCTTGTTTGAAATAAAGCCATCAAACGCTGATGCCTTTGGTGTGTTGTGAGCCGGATCAGAATTTGGAACTCCAATCTCTGAACTCTTTAATGCTGATTTAATAGCACTAAATTCTTTTTCCATCTTTGCTTTGAATTCTGCACTTGCAGTTTCAATAGATGTTTTTTCATCTTTAAGAGCAGTAATCTCAGCAGTTAAAGATTCAACCTGTGCAGTTAATTCAGCAACTTTTGCTTCTGCTTCGTTTGTTTCTTCTCCCTGTGCTTCAATCTCTCTGATTTCGATAATAACTCCTGCCTCATCAACAACAATAATTTTACCAACTGATAAAGCATGTTCTCCTGCCGGAGCATGTGTTGTCATTGTTTCATCAAGGTAAGCCTCTTTACCTACTTCTAATTCTCCGTCACCATAAACAATTGTTTCGCCATCTGCTAATGGTTCAACAAAGTTTTTGACTTCAGCACCTGTTAGTGCTTCTTCTATTGCTTTAAATGCAGAAACTAATTTTGCATTAAAACCTTTATTGTTTTCTTTTTTCATTTCTATATTTGGATTAAAATTTCCGAAAGCGGATATAGGCATTCTAACTGAATCAACAAAACCCATTTCTTTGGCTTGTGTTGGTGTCATGTATGTAGTTTTATCCATTAAAGATTTAATCTCTTGAATTGATTTGCCTGTTTTGTTTGCGTAATTCTGAGCAAGAATAGTATCAATTTGATTTAATGCTTGAGCAGTTGATTCTATTTCACTTGCAGTTCCCTCTGCTCCACCTGATGCGTTATGAATCATGTATTGTGCAGTTTCACTCATCTCTACATGTTCAGCACTTGATGCAATTAATGTTGCTATGCTTCCACAAAATCCATGAATGTATGCAGTTACTTTTAAACCTGAATCTTTAAGGTCATTATAAATAGAAAATCCTTCGTAAACTGAGCCACCACGAGAATTAATAATTAATTTTAATTCTTTAACACCCTGTTTTATGGCTTTATCAATCTCTCCTCTTACAAACTCAGCAGAAATTTCTGATTTGTTTGATCCAATATCCTTATTGATTAGTAAATTATAAATTTCCATAAAACAAAAATAGAGTTAATGTTAAATGGTTTTTTGTAAAGTTTTTACAATTAGATTTTTTTTATAATATAGATAATCGCATGGATGCTTTTACTATATTTTTCAGCTAAATCAGAATAAACCATCATTAATGGCTTTTTATTACGGCCTTTAATATTTTTTTGCTCCTCAAATTCGCATTTAATTAAATATCGTTCCATGTCTCCTGTAGTTAGAGCGCATTTCTCAGCTAAATGATAGGCAACTTCTTTGCATTCGCCAAATGTTGTATTTATTCTTGTATAAAATTCTTTTTCGATGTTCATCTTCCTTGCCCCCTGTATTTTTTTGTTTGTAAATTTTTTGCTTTGCGGTGTTTTCCGCCTTTTCTTTTGCCAAAATTAACTTTTATTTTCAGCGTAATTACTTTTGCCTTTGCCATTATAACGATGTTGCGGTTTCTATTGCCTGTATTCTATTTTGTACTGAAGTTATTTCTGAAACTGAAACTACTAACTGCATATTTCTTAATGATTCAATTAATGCGGTATTAGTATCTAATGAAACATTAGGAACCATACCACCATTAGCAAAACCGGGAACTCCTATTTTCTTAAATGTATTTGCGCCACCTAAAGCGCTTTGTTGTCTTTGATTTAATATAACCTCGCCTGTCTTGACGGTTGCCAATAAGTTATCGCCATTGCTTCTACGAATTGGCTTACCCATTTTTGATGTAATTAGTGTTCCTGATAATCCACCACTTGCAAATCCATCTATATCCTCAACTAAACCACCATCAGCAAATTTGGCTAATGCGCCCCTTGCAATACTAAAAGCAGTTTTTACTAATCCAACCATAATACCTGCACGAATTGCTCCTGTAGCTCCTGCAGTTAAAATTGAATCAGGTGTTGCTAATGATCCGACAGTTACCTGAGCAATAATTTGTTTCTCTAAAATATCTAATATAAGACCACCTAAAGCTTTTTGAAAATTCTTTAAATAATCTCCCTGTGCGGTTAATGTTTGAAAAAATGTTTGTGTTGTTGCTTCGGTAAATTTTTGTAATTCTTTTAATTCCCCTACTCGCCTATCTTTATCTTCCTTAGCCTGTTTATCTGCAATTTCTTTTTTCTTTTTATTTTGTTCTATTTGATTATCAGTAACTACATTTTGTTGAGCGATTGCATTACGAGCAATCTCATCATCTAAACCTTTAATTGTTCCTGCATAATCTTGGTAAATAATTCCTTCGGCAACTAATTGTTCTTCTTGTATTACCAAAGATTGAGCATTAAATTCTTCTTCGGTTATTAGATCCTGTGCGTATTTATCTTTTAATGCTTGTTGTTGTTGCTCATAAAATATAGCAGTTGCATTTTTTGTAAATTCAAATTCAGCATTTGTAGTATCCTGAAAGAATTTTTGAGCATCTTCAATTGCTTTTTTTACTCGTTCTGCTTCTTTTTCAATTTCAGCATTTCTTCTATCTAAATCTTTTTGTCTTTTTTCGTTTGCCTTTTCTCTAATTGTTGTTTCACCTTCAACTAATGTATTAATTCTACCTTGACTTTTTTCTATCTGCGCTCCGGCTGATTGTTGGATAGCGAAACGAGCAGATTGTGCATCAGCTAAATTTTGTTCAGCAGTATCTCGATCTTTTCCTAAGCGAATAGCACGAGCAAGTTCAGAAGCGGCTAATGCTTCTCTACGAAAAGCTAAAATCTCATCACGCTTTAATTGTTTTTCTTCTAATTCGTTTGCTTTTTCTAATAAACCAATTCTTTCTCTTTCACTTTTACTTCTATCTCTTGATGATGCAATTAAAATAGCCACATCACGATTTGTTTGCGAAATAACTGCTTGGTTTGCTCTCTCTGCATCTTCCAATTCATCTAATGCTTGGACCAAATTATATCCCTCTCTTGTTGCTTCTGCAACCTTACTTCCAAATCCTGTAAAAGCATTTGAAAAACTATCTAATATACCTGCACCGGATGTAACTCCCTCAACAAAATTCTTAATAGAAACTACTATGGTTGTAATCGTTGCGGATATACCCTCAAAAACACCATTAATAGCGTTCGTTACAGGCTCTAATTTCAAAAAACTTTGTATTAGTGGTGTAAGTGCCATTAATATTAAAGTAAATGGATTACCCGCCTGTAATGCTTTGAAACCATTGCTTACTCCTGTGATTCCATTTTGGAATGCAGGGAATTGACCAATTAATCCTTGGAATGCTTCTTTATATCCACCCACACTTCTTCGATTATCTCCAATCGCTGATTCCTGTGCCTTTAAAGTATCAGTTAAAGTTTTTAATTTTTTTGTTTGCTCTGCAGTTGGATTTTGAATACGGATATATTCAGCAGTTAATCCTTTTAATAATTCACGATTTTGAGAAATTGAATTATTATTAAAATTTGTGCTATCAGTATTTTGTTTTTCTGCGGTTGTTAAATCGCCCAAAACCTTTGTATTTAGTTTTTGTTGTTGCTCTAATGCTTTTAATTGTTGAGCATTATCCCTGAAAGCCTTTTGGTTTTCTTTGGTTGATGTATCAAGATTTAATTGCTTTTCTCTTAATTCATCAATTCTTTTACCAATGTCTTCCTGATTTTTAACTAAATCTCCGTATTCAATACGAACATTATAAACAACTGATTTTTCGTCTGCCATTTTTTATTAACCTTGAGTAAGTCCCCAACTATTATCTTTTGTTTTATTCTTTGCCCTACCTACTGCCCATTTCAAATGTCTTTTTTGCATAGGTGTATAATCATCAAATCTTTCATTATGATATATCATTTTATCATGATAATTAACTATTCCAATGTCTTTAGTATAGCTAACAATAGTTTCATTTTTTTGAACATTATTATTTGGCTGACCACCTTCAATATCTTCAACAACATCTAAATTTTCAATTTCTATAAATTGCAAATTCTTTTTATACCTTACTTTATTTCCTCTTTTCATTTTCTATTTCTTTAATGTTTTCACTTTCTTTTTCTTCTTCTGCAATATCGTTTGCAAATGCTTTTAACGCATCTAATATTGCTTCGCATTCGTTTAATTTAAATGCTCCTTTTTGTATCGCCAAATCAAATGCACCATGCAAGATTTGTAACTGCTGAACTTTTTCCATATTTTTTTTTAATTAATTACATTGGAGAATGTGAGAATTTAACCCATGCGCCACTTTGATAACAACACAAATGATTTAATGTGGTATTGTATAATAGCAATCCATTTGCCGGTGTTACTATTGCATTAATTTGTGTGGTTGTTAATCTTGGTAACAATGCGCCTTTTGTTGTTGAAGACATGTGTAATTGAGCAGTCGCATCAATACTTGTCAATCCAATACCAACGGCACCTCCTGCAGTTGTTGCAAGGTATGCGCTATTTGCATTTCTGAATGTACCACTAACATCAAATTTATATCCTGCTGATGTAATTCTATTAACCACAACATCGCCTCCGTTTGGATTTAATGCAATGACACCAAAAATAGTATCATCTGTTGAATTATAATTTTGCATCCAAACTGCACCGGCGGTATTAATACCCATATCCAAAACTTGCGTTTGAACTAAATTACCAAATCTTGAAACCCAATTTACAGGAGCGCCTCCACCTGATGCAGATGGACTGATACCTAAATTCGTATAGAATTTTGTAAGCGAATTACTAAATGTTTTTGTGCCGGTAATGCTTTGTGTTCCTGCCGTAGAAACATAGTTTGCTAATGTGCTACTTAATGTTGTTGCTAAAACATAGTTTGCTAACTGCGAAGATAAACTACCGGTAGTAACATATCCTGCTAATGTAGAAGCTAAAGAAGCGTTAGTAACATAACTTGATAATGTACTTGCTAAACTTGCGTTCGTTACATAAGAAGATAATGTAGATGCTAAAGAAGCATTCGTAACATAATTTGCTAATGTTCCGGTAGTAACATATCCGGATAAAGTTGATGCTAAACTTGCATTCGTAACATAGTTTGCTAATGTTCCTGTGGTTACATATCCTGTTAGTGTGGATGCTAAACTTGCATTCGTAACATAAGAAGCTAATGTACTTGCTAATGAAGCATTAGTTACATATTGACTTAAATTTAATGCGGTCTGCATAAATGTAGCCATTTGATTTGGAGTTGCTTTTAAAGTTGCTCCGCCCTGCACTAAAGGAATCAGCTCAGTTCCTCCTAATGCTCCGGCATTTGTTAATTGTGATATTTTTTTAGTTGCCATTTTATTATTTATTTACTCTATTATTATGTTAAAATTATTTTCCGTTAAAATTTCATCTCCTGATTCCGTTATTAGATAAGTAAAGGTAGGTACATTTGGATATAGTTTTGCAAACTCATCTCCATAATCGTATTTTACACCAACATTTATTAGTTCAACTTTGGTTAATCCGTTTCCATTTGGCTCAAAATCAATTATTTTATTTAATCTGAATACTGAATTAAAATATTCAATATACCATAACTGAGAAAAGTCTAATTCCGCTATATCTCTTGCAGATAAATTAAAATAAGCAACCAAAGATGCGCTTATATTCAATTGGTCTATTGGGTTTTTATAATATGTATCCACTAAGTTCTTTGGCATAAAACCAATCCCTAATGGCGTATTAAATGAAAGGTTTAAATCAAATGAATCTATTAAAAAATCATTGTACTGAACTTTCTGAAAATAGCACAAAGGTACTTGTGTCGTAATACATGGCGAACTTTCTATTGCTAATTGCGTATAAACATTAGACAATTTACTTATATCAATTAATCCTGCATTAATTAATATTCTCGGCATTCTTTGTGTTGTCCAATCTACCGGTCTTGTATCTTCCCACATCGTAGGTAAATAAATATAGTTTGGAGAAGTACCGGTAAATGTCTTTTCAATTATTGTTGGAGAAAATCCAACCTCGCCAATCGTTTTTGCCTGACCATCCTGAGTTAAATAATATTTGCCATCGCCAAATGGGAATTGCCTTGCTAATGTTTGTCTTTGATTATATTGTAATAGCCAAAAATCTTTATCATCGCCTTTGTATTTAAAATCATATTTGCGATTAAAATTTGTCTGCAAATAACTAATTGTTGGGTTTGGCTTTAAAGATATTTTTTTACTAAAATCTTTTTGTCCTCCATTCCTGTAGTATTCTTCATAGGTTTCGATTGTAACTACTCCGGTAATATCATTAACAAATACAACCCAATTAAACATTTGATAACAATACTTAAATAAATCTTGTTGTTTTATAGGAGGTAAATTTGGTGCTAATTGCACATACTCCCCAACCTCAATTATTCTTCCCCCTGCTGATGGATCAAATGTGAGCCTTGTCATCTTGAAACTAATATTAATAGTTTCCTGTTGCTTATTAAACTTAAAACGCAATCCCTCTCCAATACCGAATGTTTGTGTTCCTGTATATTGCCATTGGAAAATAGTTCTTGTATTAGGTCTTACAATTTGATATTGCTCAATTTGTGTCCAACTAAAACCATCGTATCTTTCTACAATAAAATAAGCTTCTTCAGGTGCAAGAAATGTAGAACTTGGCGAATCAAAATAAACATTAAAACTCGCTGACCATTTTGTAGTTTGATTTGAAACTGAGATATATTCATTTGTTCCTGTATTCCATTGGTTTAATGGATCATAAACTTCAGTATCTACAGGAATATCAAATATTCCATCCACTCCTGCCGGTAGATTTGTTTGAATAGAATTATATCCCCAAAAACCATTTATTTCTATACCGCCATTAACTGAATGTATAAACTCATTATTGGTAAATGGTATCATTAATTTAGAAAGCGTTGGATTTTCAAAAAAACTTGTTTGTAAAGTATATCCGCTATCGTAAACCATTTGTTTTATTATGCGTTGCAAATAAACCGCCGGTCTTAAATCAGTAATCTTTACATCTTGCGATCCTGCTTCGCAATCTGCAAGTGGTGTCTTTAAATCAAATTGACCATAATCAATTAGTGGATAAAAATAATCTTTGTTTGCTACAGGATATGTTCCATACCAAGTATAAAAAATACTATCATCGTAAAGATGGTCTAAATCTGAAAGGTTTATTTCGTTTAATGTTCTTTCGCCAAATAATTCCTTTAGCTTACTTAATTCCGCAAACGCATAAAGATTAATATTATCAATTGTTATATCGGTTAGCTTAAATAATCCTTCAAATACAATAAAAGAATTTTTTTTAATTGTTATTTGTCTGCTACCAAATTTATCAAATTGATTATTTGTCGCAAGATTATAAGGAATGCCAAATATTTTATCGTTTATTTTTGTTCTTGGTATGGTAATAGTTTTTGTTTTACTTCCGCTTCTCCTATTTAAATTTGTAATATCAATCAATTCATAAGTTGTCGGAATGCTAATGTTTGCACCTGATAACTCTATAGTAAATTGACCATCAATTATAATTTCTGCGTAATCCATTATTTTGTTTGAATGTTAATTGGGAAAGCAAACTTTAAATTAAATGTTACAATAAATTCTTTTGAATAAGAATTATATTTAACATCTGCATCCTGCATTAATACCGGTTTATAAACTAAATCTTCAACTATATAAATATCTGATGAATTAATTAACTCATTTTTAAGCCATTGAGCAGTTTCATTATTTACACAACGATGCGCAATCTTAATTTCTTTATTTGAATTAATAGAACGATAAGATGTAATTGCATAAGGAGATAAAAAATTAGTATTAAATGGATTTTCAATTTCGGTTTCTTTGCTTGCACTAATCGAACTTTGTAATCCACCGGTAAACATAAAGCTATCGTATCCGCCTAATTTATTAAGCCATACAATTTGATTTTCTATACAGGTACTTTCTGCTCTGATAAAATATATTATTTCCGTAAGTGGATTCGGATCTTCATTAAAAATTTGAACTGCAATTTTATTTGCATTTGCCGGAGCGCCACTCCAATTTATTGTTATTGCATTATGATATTCTAAACTTGCTTCTAAAATAGAATTATCAGTATTTGAAATAAAAGTATTATTTTCATAATAAGAATACCGAACAATTATATTTTGTGGTAAGCATAAAAAATATAATGCAGATAATTCGTTCTCTGCTAATATTCTTGGATTAGGTGCTTCCGTTAAAAACTTTGCAACCGGAGGGGTAGTAGTATCTACATAATAATCAGCCATGTTATTTGTCTGATTATATTGTAATGCTGAGTTTGATGTATAGTAATATGTAGGCATGTTATAAATCTATTGGAGGTGTTTCAATATATTCTGCTTCAGTTCCAACCGGATTATCAAATCCTTCGGCATACGAAATATAAAATTTTAAAAATGATTGTTCATTAATTTGATAAGTTAATGTTGAAGTCAATGGATATAAATCTGATGATATTCCGCCACTTGCAGTATTGCAATCCGAATTAAAATCTTTTAAAATGTCTGCAATATCAATATAGAAATTACAAAATCCTGCATCAAAGAAAGGTCTTAATTGAATT